GAGAATTCTAGCACTCCGGGATTTGATTCTTATGTGCTTGAGTATGAAGGAATAAATAAAGAAAATTTCACTCCCGGTAAGACATTAATCAATGTATTCGAAGACGAGGGTATAAAAACAGTAAAACTTATAGGTACTAAAATTGTAAACGGTTCTGTATTTTCACTGCAAACAACAGCAACTTTTGATGTTGGCACAGTCCCCAATTTTTCACTGGCATATGAAAAAAGAAATGATCAAAGTGATCAATATTCTCAAAATTATGTGATATCGGGAACTAGTTTTTCTTTTGAAATCCAAGAGTCTGCTACAGCATCTTCTCCTAGAACTTTTCAATGGGATTATGCGGGGGGGACTACCTTTTCCGGATTAACATCATCTGTCCAGACTCTTCTATTTTCAACCACCGGTATAAAAAGTGTTGGGCTCACGATTTCAAATAGATTTGGGTTTGAGAGAAAATTTTTAGTTTTGAATTCAGTGAATACTCCATCAATAAGCATATCTGCGAATCCAACATTTGGTTCAATTCAAACGGGAATTCCTATAAATTTACAAAGTGTGTTTAACCAATATAATGGTCATGGATCTTCGGACGTTGAATTTACATGGACCATTCAAGGAGAAGTTGTCAAAGGTTCTTCTGTAAATTCTTATTTTCTTGAGGGATATGGAACCGCAGGTGTCACTCTATTTTTTCAAAGTAAAATATTGTCTGGATTGAGCGGTTATACTTACGCACAATATTCGATAACAACAGATCAAATTCCTGTATATTATGATCCAGAGTTGTTGATTGCGTTTAATCCCACAGACCCAGAGTATGCAAGTTATAGAAACTCCATGAAATCTTATGGAACTGAATACAAGTACATTAACAATTCTGTGCCTGTTTCTGGATCAACTTGGAATAGTCAAACAGCACAAGGACAATTAGATCGATACTTGAAACTTCGCGATCAGGGCTGGAGTGGACCGGTAATGGTGAATTGTGAGTATCCATATCTAACAATCTTGTATCAAAAAGACAATGCTGGAGTAGATTCTTCTTGGAAAACAAATACTGGCTTTAAACAGGAAGCCGATAGACAAGGGGTAGATTTCGCCGGATTGACTCTCGCAGGATATAAAAATATTGCAATAAAATGTTGGCAAGATATTTCCACATATTTAAAAGAAGCTGGTTGTGAAAAACTTGTTCATTACGCTTCAACCGGGGTTCCTTTTTCCAACTATTCAGGTGTTCCTTTCGGAATGATCGAGTCAGCTCCGATATCCGGAGTCACTCAGTCTTATTACTATTATCCTGCAAACAATTCATGGTATCCGACTATGAGAATGGAATTTGACAGCGGAGTGACATATAACAGGTATGGAGCATTGATAAAAGCTCAAAAGAATGCGGGAGTATTTGGAGCTGCTGCATATTCGTTTGTTCCTAATTCAAATGCGGGGTTATGTGGTGCTCCTTATTGGCAGCTAGATCACGTTAATCTAGTAGGGTTCAGCGGAGGATCAACATTTGTAAATGCGACAGATTTTACTTCAGATAGTCTTATAGATGGAATAAAAACAACATCAGCTAAAATGTGGTTGGAATTGCATAGAGCGATTTTACAAACAGTGGATAAAGGATTCTGCACTACAAACGATGTTCCAGAAAAAATGGCAGCTATCGTAATGCCAAACAGCCATCCGTTCTTCGTGATTCAAAGTTCTGGTGGCGGATATTCCAGTAGATATAAGTGGGCTGGTACAAGAAAGAAAGATCCTCAAAAAACAGCTGAATATGAATTACAAGCGATTTATAAGGATAATTACAGGGTAATTGAAAGTGATTATCCAGAAATAAAGAAACCAGATGAAATCTGGGTTTGGGACTTTGTTCCTTATTATTACATAAGCGTGCCTAGAAGATCTACCGGATCAGGTGAATATACAAACGACAATATTTTAACATGGATAACCAGAAACGCTATGGAAATTGAATATTTGGGAAGACCAGAATTGTCTCCGGGAAATACTCTGTGGTTCAGTGGATCAACAACGGACAATATCAATTATTTCAAGAACAATTCACTTTCAGACGTTTATTGGAATCCTAATTTCACCAACGTTACTTGGTGGGGTGTCAGTGGTGCTACATTTACCAGCTTTTTACCATCTCCATGCAGCATAGGACCTTCAAGTCCATTGGCACCTTGGTTAGATTTCACAAAAACACTCAGGTCAGAAGATGTCATGAAAGCACTCAAACACAGATTAAGTCAAAATTCTGTTGATTATTTAACGTATACACGACAAAAATTAAATGAACAAACAGTCACAGTACCTTCGATACTTTAATAGAAAACCCCGCCTTTCGGCGGGGTTTTGCTTACCCAAGCTGAATTATCATTTATTCCAAGGAAGTTTGCTGTTTACCCATTTCCAGAGTGCTGGACCGATTGCGGCACCGGCAGCAAAAACAAGAACAGTGTAGAAAAACTTACCTAATGCGTCTGCGAAGAAAAAGTCCATATTTTGCTCCTTTTGTTAGAGTATACTCTATTTATGACCCGGTAAGATCTACAAGTTCACACTTATCTCCATTGCAGGCAAAGGTTTGCGTTCCTTTTGTGGTATCTGACTTTTCATAATTGAAAAGCTGCTTCCAATCCACATTTTGGGGCATCTTGGCCAGCAAAGCCTCATATTCGTCCTTTGTACAGTCTTGATATGGTGCCTGACGATAGGAGTGGTCTGAATGGGGTAGGAATGAAATCCCACTTATTTCATCAAAATGAGCATATACCCATGCACCCACATCCATCCATTCATGTTCCTTCACAGTCACAGTGATTGACGGCTTGTGTTCGCACCAATATCGTTGATAATCCAACCAGAGTTCAAGTTGTTCGATTGCGGTCATGTCGTTTCTTGTCACAGATCCGACAGCCTTCATTGGGAACGAGAACACCATCACACTATCGGGCTTCATGACGCATGCCTCATGAGGGAAACCCAGATCAATCATCATCTTGCACAGCGGATCCTTTTGGTCTGCACGCACCGTACGAATATAGTATTCGTTATGGCGGGCGTGAATACCTGATGCCGCATCAACAAGTTGCGATACAGTGCCCGATGGCTTGACGCAAGTGATTGCAGCAGCCGGATTGATCTTGAGTTTCTTTGCCCATTCCTTATTGATGTCGAATGCGACAGTGCGAAGATTCGTCAACAGATCCTTGAGGTTCTTGTTCTTTCCGTACATCAACGGATTGTCCATGATGCCGGTGAGCGAAACACCGAGCAGGGCTTCTTCTTCACAATTCTTTTTCCATTCGGAAGAGAGATATGGGAAGTGGGTGAGCGATGCTTGGAACGTACCGAGAATCGCAGCAAGACGCACCTTACGCTTCAGTGATTCTTGGGTATCATCGGCACGGACAACTACTTCCGTCAGATTGCAGAACTCACGATCACGCAGGATGATCTCTGAACAGGGGTTGGTCCCGAACTCATACGATGCATCACGACGCTCTCCGAGACGTTCCACGGTCTTGCGAGTAGCCTCACGGTTGAAGATACCACGCTCACCGCTCTTGCTCTTGTAGAGCGACAGCCATTCCTCGATGAACGTGCCGATCTCCGGCTTTTCCTTGTAAGCTACGGAATTGTTAGCCAAGGCCCTTTGGGGGTTTGCTTCCCACCATGCTCCGCTCTTGGCTTCTCGCATTCTTTCGTCTGTGAGGTTAGATAAAGAGATAAGAGCCGATCGACGCACTCCTCCGACCACGACAATTTCTGCAACCTTACAAACGATATCGTGGCACTCGATTGATGTAAGCTTGCGTCCCGCTGCCCTTCTAAAAGTATCGCATGTGAACTTAAAAAGATCCTCAAGTGGTCTTGGCCCTGAAGCCCTACCACCAAAGGTTTTGAGTCGGGCACCAGCAGGGCGAACTTTAGAGATGTCCCATCTCGGAATTTGACCTCCAACGAGAAGGGACACAAGCTCCTTGAAAGCCTTAGCCCAACCCGCCTTAGAGTCCTCGACCACGATTGTGGTATCACTCTGGCTGAAATGTTCAGCAATTGTAGGAAGCTTCTCGACATATTGACGCTCTACGGAGAAACCGACCCCGGTTCCACACATGAGAATATATAGAATTTCGTCAAACGCCCTGAGCCTATTTACAGCCACATAAGAGCAGTTGTACCCAGCAGTGTTGTCACGCTTCAGGGCCTCTCCTGCGGTCATCAGGGCACGCATGGAGGGCATGATCTCAAGGTTCAACACAGCCTCTTCAAGCTCCTTACGGAGAGCCTTGGTTAGATGGAACCCCTGATTTTCCTCAAGATGTTTCTCAAAGAAGTCAAAATATCTGCCGACCGTTTCTTCCCAAGTCTCCCTTCTGTTTTCCTTTTCGAGCCATCTTGAATATCTGGACAAGTGAATGAAGTCTTGGTAAAGAGTTGGTAACGACATATAAAAATTCTCCTTAAATTATGATTAGGACAGCGATTATTTAGATTGATTTGAGGCAGTCAGAACCTTCCAGCATTCCGGGAAAAGTTCTGAAATAATCTCAGAAATAGCGGTAGAATATTCACGAACCTCATACTGTGCATGAGGATCACTGCGAAGCTTACAAACCCTCGCATAAGCCGCCAGAGAGCCTGTCCAGAACCACTCCGTGTAGGTCCCCTGTGGTAGGACAAAGCGTGCCTGCTCGGGTGCTACGCCCTTTGAGAGAAGCAGGTGATAAGTGTTCAGTGCATGCTCAATAGTCATGTTGTATGAAATATGACATGAATTTCTATCGTCCATATCCTTCATGAAATCATCAGAACCTTGCTTGGCTCCATTTGTGGGTTTGGTTCTCCACATGGGATCATAGAACTCCGGTTCATCCGTCACATAGCGACGGGAAACCTCGTTTTCCACAAACCCAATCTTGTGCTTGAACAACTGGGTACGAATGGAGATTGGTGCCTTGATACGAAGGCAAATTTGTGGATGTGCAAAAGGAGTCCAATGCTGATGCTTGGCAAGATAAGCAATTAGCTTTTTATCTTTGTCGTTTAATCCCAGTTCACCGGGATATACTTCCCACGCACTTTCTTTTGCGAATGAAACGCGAGCAGCGTTGACCACCATGAGATCGTCTCCCATGTGGTTCACATACTCTACATGGCCTTTATCAAGGACTTTGATCTTCTTCTGATTCAGATTCTGGTTTGTCATAGTATAAAAATTTTACATTATCAGTTTCTGCGTAATCTTTCGCATAGTCTATTGCACGCTTCCAAAGTTTTTCGTCACTCTCTTTCACATATTGTGAAAACAGTGACATGAAATTCAACAGAGCATCGGCTAATTCATCACCTACTTCGTCTGAACCTTCATCTTCTGGTCTTTCGTCTTCTTCCATTGGGTCAGCCTCAGTTTCGCTTCCATGCCCGTGAAAGAGTATGTTTGAAGCATGTCTATTATACCACCAATCTTCATCCCAGACAAGACCATCTCGTTGATATCTTTGTGCTTGATGCATGAAGGAAGAATTGCAACTCGTCTTCCCTGATCTATCAGTTTCTCCATCGCATTCACAACATTGCTGTTTCTGGGCTCGTTGTCCAGAACAAATATCAACTCTTTGTCCTTCAGGGATGAAGGTACTTTATCTATGGTCGATAATCCGGTGGAGGCAACGCAATTTGGCAAAAAAAGAGAGTCAATCGGACCTTCGACTACAAATACAACAGGTCCAAGATTTCTCCAAAGACCATACCATTTGTCACAATCCTCTTCTCCACGGACAGTTATGTAACGGCATTCGCTGTCTTTATCAAAAGATCTTCCCTGTGCCGAAATGATATTTCCCTCAGAGTCATAGAAAGGTATGACAAATCTCGGTTCCTTTTTCAGTTTGATGTCTGGGTCTATCGTTTTTCCGAACTGAGAGAAATTTTCTGCATACAGAAGCTCATTCCATTTATCTTCTGGAATCATTCTTTTAGTTGCAAACTGAACTGCTTCATGGGACGTTGGAAGATCTGACAGTCTGGGAAGGACAGATTCCTGAGAAACTGTCCTTTTAGGGAGGACAGTTTTTGGCGGAATGATCACAGGACCAGTTCGACCCACATGAGCGTTCTTTTCCTTCCATTGTTCATATGAATATTCCTTATGAACATTTGCATCCATGTCCTTCAGAAAGAAACTGAAGGATTTGGACGCACCACAATTGTGGCAGAAGTAATACCACTCACCCTTCTTCAGAATGAAAAATCCTCTTGCCTTAGTCTTCTTTTTGGAGGAATCTCCACAAAGCGGACAGGAACAATTGTAAAGACCAGCTTTCTTTCTTTTAAAGTTCTTCAACCGGCATGAGATGATATTGATATATTTCTCGTCAATCCATGTCATATCTTCCAATCCTCGACCTTCTTGCGGGAGAACTTGTCATCAGCGGTTCGCATGTCGAACCCCTTACCATAGTTCTTCTCTTCGGTCTGATTGGCTTTGAGGATTCCAGATTGTGCCGTATTCGGGGCATCCTTGAACTTCATCATGGACCGATCGAGAGACAGAATGAACTTTCGGTTTGCCATACCGTCATTGTATCGATTCTTAAGCTGCTTTACAAGAATCTGCTTCACTTCTTCTAACTCTTCGGTGCTGATAAGAGCAAACATGAAGTCTGCCGTCATAGGCAATCCAAAGCTGTCCGAGGTTTCGGACATGTCAATGTCTTGGTTCCCGAAACCCTCACGGTTCGTCTGAGTGGCTGTCCATAAAGGAAGACCGTATTCCACAGCCAACCCACGCAGCTCTTCTGCGATGGATTTAACGTACATGTAGGTGTTCACGCCACCGCCCATCTTGAACCGAGAGCTCGCACAGATGTTCAGATAGTCCACAAACAAAACATCTGGGACGAACTTCTTCTTAAGTCGAAGTTCCTCAAGCAAAGCCCTGAAGTGATTGACGGTTGCGGTCGCGGTCGGATATTCTTTGATGATTAATTTACCCTTGACATTATCTCGGATTGAATCCATCTTCTTGTCATATAACTGCTTGGGAATCTGCTTGAGATTGTCCATGGAGACATTCATCAAATTAGCGTCGATGCGTTCCGCGATGCGTTCTTCAGCCATCTCGCAAGTGATATAAAGGACATTGAGATTCTGGCTGAGGCAATTGGCAGCATGATGGCAGAGGAACATGGATTTACCCACGCCTGTCGGGGCTATAACCACGTTCAAAGTCTTGGTGGGCGTACCG